AGATCCTGATTCCGAAGGAACAGAAGGAATGTCTGCATCAAAACAAAGAAAGGCAGCTGCCGAAGGTGACTATACTTCTTTCAGAAAAGGTGTTCCGACATCTATGAACGATAAACAGGCAAAGCAACTATACAATACTCTTCGTACTGCAATGGGTATTAAAGAAGGTTGGAGTCTTTGGCAAATTGCACCTAAGTTTGATTGGAAAAATCTTCGTGAAAATTTTGTAAAGAAAAACATTTACAGGGTTGGTGATATTGTAGAAAATCTCAATACTGGTCTGGTTGGTAAGATTATTCGTAGAGGCACTAACTATCTTATCTGTGTCACCGAAGATGATATTATGTTTAAGTCTTGGATTAAAGATGTAACCGATGTGTCTGGTGTTCCTGCAAATCAAAGAGAAGTTGGAACCGATGCTCTTCGTAAGTATGCAGAGACTATGGTGAAGGGTTCTAGTTGGGGCAGGCAATTCATAAATAAATATAAGAAAAAGTAATTGTCTTCAGATGGATAAACCTGCACAACAGGCACCTGGTGCTAATGATAAAGTAAGAAAGGCTGCTAGACAGTTAGCATACGATGTTCGATATAAAGTAAAAGGTCAGTTTAAGGACGGACAAAAAACTGATCCTGCTTCACTGAAGCGTGCTTATATGCAGCAACTGGGTAAGTCTCCGGCACCTGGTCCTGTAAAGGCACTTGCTAAAAAGATGCTGATTGGCGAAGAATATGATTTTGTAAATCTTAATGATACTGCCAGTGATGCTGTTCTTAGTGTCTTTGAAAAAATCTTTGAAGGGGCAGAAGGAAGTAAGTATACTGTAAGAGTTAAGGATAAGAAAACTGGTAAGTCTTATCTTAGAAAAGCAGATCGTGCTAAGATTGCAGAACTGAGAAAGAATCCTAATATTGCTTCTGTAGAAATTGCCGGTAAGAGTGCTGCAGAACCTAGTACTTATGATAAGACTGGAAAGGGTAAGAAAGCTGCTAAAGATTATGATGGTGATGGAAAAATTGAGTCTGGAACCGCAGAGTATATGGGTTCCAGAGATAAGGCCATTAAGAAGGCAATGGCAAAAGAAGAGTTTATTGGTGAAGTTGCCGAAGGTGAACAGAAGGAAAAGAAACTTGATATAATGAAGGGTAAGAATAAGGTTGTTGTAAATCCACCAATGAATGAGCAACAATCTGAGATGGATAAATCCAAAACTGGACCTTCTCCAGAGGATAAGAAGCAACTTGACAATAAGAAGAAGATGCTTCAGAAAAAAATGATGATGCAGAGGCAGACAATGCAAATGCAAAGACAGGGAAGACTTCCTTTAAATTATAGTGAAGAAAATGAAGGAAATGGTGCATGTTTAAAATGTGGAGAGATTCATGAAGGATCATGTGAACCCAAATCCAAAGAAATGAAGGATGCTCCTGATTCTAGAGGAAATTATGCCATGATGAACTTGATTAAAAATAAATTGAGAGCAAGAGGACTTAAGATGTCTTATGATATGGAGGGAGATTTAGTTGATGAAGCAATGCGTCCTGGTGAACGTCAAAAAAAAGTAGCAGCAAAAGTGCATGATCCATCTGCATCATCTAAAACTCGTGCAGTTGCCCATAATGTGGCAGTCCGTAATGATGGACCTGGAACTCCTGGTTATGAAAAAAAATCAACTGGCGGAAAGGGTGCTAGATTTGCAGGATATGGTGATCAAGGTGCTGGTAATAAAGCACGTCGTCGTGCAGGACAAGAACCACTGAGAGGTGATACTCGTAAGGAATCAACCGAAGATTCTTTAAGAGATCGTCGTATGGAACGTGGTGGTGTTGATGGAAACGTAAGATATGATAAATCTGCTAAGAATGTAGCAATTGGTTCTGCCAAGAAAAAATATGATGGAATGTCTGCACTTGAAAAAGTGAAGGCAGATATTCGTGCCAAGCACGGTAAAGGTGCTATTATGGACACCAAGAAGAAGTAATGCCTGCCGTATCTAAGGCACAACAAAGGTTTATGGGTATGGTGTATGCCGCCAAAAAAGGTGACATGCCCAACCCGTCACCTGAAGTTGCAAAGGCAGCAGAATCTATAAAGAAAAAAGACGCTAAAGATTTTGCATCAACAAAACATAAAGGTCTTCCAGAAAAGAAAGTTGCAAAAGAAGCAAAAGATTTTTCTCAGAGAGATAAAATTTTAAAGAGAGCAAAATCTCTCCATAAACATCTATATAAAAATCTTCATAAGAAAGATACTTCTGGTGATGTAAATGAAAGTAAAAAAACGTTTAAAGAGTTTATAGGCGATATATAGTTTAGATATTGGTATCGAACTATGTTAACATTTCTTCTCCCACTTGCGTCCAAAATTATTTCTGATGCAGTTGCCAAGATTCCGGAAAATGAAGAACTTGGTGAGAAACTTATTGAGATCTGTCTTGTTATTCTTGCTAAGGCAGTTAAGTTGACTAAAACAGATATGGATGATCAACTACTTGAAGTTGTGACAAAGGCAATCAAAACTAGAGAAGAGGAATAAAGTATAAATATCATTATAAAGAATTATAGGGTAAGGAAACATGTCTCTTTGGGGCAATAAAGATACTGTCTATTCGACTGGAAAAGTAAACTGCACTACTGCTGGAGTACTTACGAAGCAGAGTGGTAGTATTGCTTGGACATCAGGTAATGGTGTAAAGGTTGGTCAAGTGGTAACATTAGCAACTGATGGTGCTGGTCCTGGTCAAGGTGTAATTTTGAGTATAGATTCTGCTACTCAATTAACACTTACCAATCTTGATCTTCCTGGTGCATTTACAGACGTTGATTATGAAATTCGTGAAACACCTGTGTCTGAAGTCAAAGGTGGAAGTTTTGCTATTAATGAAATATATGGTGTAGATACTACCGAGCAAAGTGTTGCTAATGCGGCATCAGGCGAGGCACGCAAATATGCACCTGCTCATGCCGGTTGGGTTGGTATTACAACTTATACAGATAATCACGGAAATCTGAGAGTTAAGTCAGAAACATTAGTTGCCGGAAGCACCATCACCGGTGATGCGGAAGATACTAAGTTCCCAGATAGCTGATATGTGATATGAGATTTGATGAATTGAACGAGGGTAATTATTTACTCTTTGCTATAAAATTTTACGATAATCCCCAGGCAATAACTAAGGATGATTTTGAGGACGATTTAAAACGTATCAAATACATCAAAAGGTTATTGAAAAGATATAAAAATTCTGGGGAACTTAAAACACATCTCATATTAAATCATCTGACAGTTTTATTCAATGTCTTTAGTGATGCGGCAGTTCCTCTGTTGTTCTATAATTTAGAGCATGAATTGTGGCCATACATAAAAAGTTTTTTATTATTTTTGGATAGAATACCAGAATACCCTAAAACAAAAATATCTGATATTGAAGAAGATTATTATTGTTTAGCACAATTAAGAGCACTCTGATGAATATAGATAAAATCTTAAATATTATTAGAAATCTTAATGAAGAAGGAATCCCAACAAATAATGCTAGTGGTGGAGCAATTGCAGGACTACCACCTGATGAACCTCCTGTGAAGAAAAAAAGAAAACAAACTCCTGTAGGAAGGTATGGATCAAGAAGAATGTGGATACAGGATTTAAAAAATGGATAACGATAACGTCAATATTAATAATAATGTTAATTCGGCAATATTGGAAAGACTAGAACGTGTAGTTGAGTCTTTACAAGATAACTCTGTGAAGATGGGACAACTACTTGCTGTTCATAATGAAAAATTAGAGAAACAAGATAGAATTGATGCAGTTCTATTTGAGAAAGTAGAAAGTGTTCATCGTGAAGTTAATAGAAGAGCAGATGAGATAAAGGGAGGATGTGAGAGAGATATAAGAAAAATTGATGAACGTCTTCGTGTTATGGAAAAGAAGATGTGGACTATTGCCGGTTCTCTAATTGTAATATCATTCATAGTTAGTATGCCAGGTCAAAAACTGCTACAAAACTTCTTGACTCCACAGGCACAGCAGGTTATAATAGAGAGACAGTAGAAGTCTTTTGTAATGGATTTGGTTGACTCCAAGTATATTGGTCTGATTTCTTCTCGTCTGCAAAAATTTAAGAAAGTAAAAAACAATCTTTACAACTTTCGTTGCCCCGTCTGTGGGGATTCGCAGAAAAACAAAAATAAGACACGGGGGTATCTCTACCAGGTCAAGAATAACACTAACTTTAAGTGCCATAACTGTGGTGCCAGCATGTCATTAAATAATTTTATTAAGACTCTTGATGGCACACTGCATAAGCAGTATACAATGGAGAAGTTTAAAGAGGGGCATACGGGTAAAAACTTTGTTGTTGAAGAACCAAAGTTGGTATTTAAAAAACCAGTATTTAAAAAATCAATCAATCTTCCTAAGGCATCTTCAAATTCCGTTGCCAGACAATATCTTGAGAACAGAAAAATTGATCCTGATAAGTTTTACTATGCAGACAGATTTAAATCATGGACAAATACACAGAAAAAAACATTCGATAATGTAGGCAGAGACGAACCAAGAATCATTATACCCATGTATGATGAGACAAAAAATTTAATAGGATTTCAGGGGAGAGCACTAGATAAATCTCCTAATAAATATATCACCATTATGATTCAGGAAGAGGCAGCAAAAGCATATGGAATCGAAAAAATTGATAAGACCTCAGTCGTCTATATCACAGAAGGTCCTTTCGACTCAACATTTATACGCAACTCGATTGCTATGTGCGGAGCTGATGCTGATGTCCACGATTGGGGTATTAGCAATCCTGTTTGGGTTTACGACAACGAACCTCGAAACAAGGAAATTGTCCAACGAATTAATAGAACAATCGATAGTGGCGACTCCGTAATTATTTGGCCATCAAATATAGGAGAAAAAGATATTAACGACATGGTTCTTGCTGGACATGACGTTATGTCTATGTTAGAATCAAACACATATAGTGGTCTAGAAGCAAAAATCAAATTCAACAATTGGAAAAAAATATGAGTAACGGTACAAAAGTAGTCAAGAGAAACGGAACAACAGAACCTCTTGATTTGAATAAACTCCATAAAATGGTGGATGAGGCATGTAAGGATCTTGCCGGAGTTTCTGCAAGTCAGGTTGAAATTCAATCTGGCATTCAATTTTATGATGGTGTTTCTACCGCAGAAATTCAACAAATTTTAATTCGTTCTGCTTCCGATCTCATTGATCTTGAGCATCCTAATTATCAATTTGTAGCTGCACGTCTTCTTTTATTTTCGTTGCGTAAGCAATTGTTTGGACGTATGCACCAGGCACCGACACTCAAAAGTCATGTCGATGATTGTATCGGAAGAGGTATATATGATGCAGAGATTATAAATCTGTATGATAAAGACGAATTCGATAAACTTCAATCTTTTATCGATCATGATCGTGACTTCTTGTTTACGTATGCCGGATTACGGCAAGTCGTAGATAAATATCTTGTACAAGATAGGAGTACCGGAGAACTTTATGAAACTCCGCAGTTTATGTATCTGCTGATTGCTGCAACCATATTCTCCAAATATCCTAAAGAGACAAGATTGGATTATGTCAAAAGATACTACGACGCAATCTCCAAACACAAAATCAACATTCCCACACCTATCATGGCAGGAGTGCGAACTCCACTTCGACAATATGCTAGCTGTGTTCTTGTTGATGTTGATGACTCCCTCGATAGCATCTTTAGTTCTGATATGGCTATCGGCAGGTATGTTGCACAAAGGGCGGGAATCGGTATCAACGCAGGCAGAATCCGTGGCGTCAACAGTAAAATCAGAGGTGGAGAAGTTCAACACACAGGTGTTGTTCCTTTCCTTAAAAAGTTTGAATCTACTGTCCGGTGTTGTACACAAAATGGAATACGAGGTGGCTCAGCAACTGTCCACTTCCCAATCTGGCACCAAGAAATCGAAGACATCATCGTCCTGAAGAATAACAAAGGAACTGAAGATAATCGTGTCAGAAAACTTGATTACTCAATTCAGATTTCAAAACTTTTCTACGAACGTTTTATCCAGAATAGAGAGATTAGCCTCTTCTCACCGCATGACGTACCAGGTCTCAATGATGCTTTTGGTACTGATTTATTTGACGATCTCTATGTACGTTATGAATCAGATGAGTTTACTCCAAGAAAAACTATTGGAGCACAAGAACTTTTTCTAAACATCTTGAAAGAAAGAGCAGAAACTGGTAGACTGTATATCATGAATATTGATCACTGCAATAGTCATTCATCTTTCCATGATAAAGTTGAGATGAGTAATTTGTGTCAGGAGATCACTCTTCCAACTAAACCACTGAACCACATTGACGATGAATCTGGAGAAATTGCTCTCTGTATCCTTTCTGCTATTAATATTGGTAAAATTAGGGGCAATGAGGATCTTGAAAGCCTCTGTGATCTTGCTGTTAGGGGTCTTGATGAACTTATTGATTTTCAAGGATACCCCATCAGAGCAGCAGAAATTGCCACAAAGGCAAGGAGATCCCTTGGTATCGGTTACATTGGACTAGCACATTATCTTGCCAAGAATGGATTGTCTTATGACAATCCTGAGGCATGGAAACTGGTTCATGATCTTACAGAAGCATTCCAATATTATCTTATTCGTGCTACAATAGATCTTGCCAAAGAAAAAGGTGCCTGTGAATACAGTCATAGAACAAAGTATGGAAGTGGAATTCTTCCCATTGATACATATAAGAGTGATGTAGATGAAATAGTCCCGAATGAGCTTAACTATGATTGGGAGAGTCTTCGGAACGACATCATTCAATATGGAGTACGGAACTCAACACTGTCGGCACAAATGCCTTCAGAGAGCAGTTCTGTTGTGTCAAATGCCACAAATGGAATCGAACCACCTAGAGCGTACTTGTCCACTAAAAAGAGTAAAAAGGGAACCCTTAAACAAGTTGTTCCACAATACACAACTCTTAAAAACAATTATACGCTTCTTTGGGATATGGAGTCCAATAATGGTTATATTAATATTGTTGCTGTGATGCAAAAATTCTTTGATCAGGCAATTTCTGGCAACTGGAGTTATAATCCACAACAATATGAAAATAATGAAGTTCCTGTTTCTGTGATGGCACAGGACTTACTTAAAACCTATAAGTATGGATGGAAGACTTCTTACTATCAAAATACATATGATAATAAAAATGATGAACTTGAAGAACAAAAATCCGAATTAGAAAGTTTAATCAATCAATTAGAAACCGCCGAGGAGGAAGACTGTGAGTCTTGTAAAATTTAAATCAGATTCTGTGGACAACAAAAATACAACGGTCACTCAAATGACCGTTTTTAATCCTGAACAAGTTGATAGAAAAACACAACCAATGTTCTTTGGAAAACCTCTGGGTGTTCAGAGGTATGACTCTTATAAGTATCCGGTTTTTGATAAACTGACTACTCAACAACTTGGATACTTCTGGAGACCAGAAGAAGTCTCATTGCAAAAAGATCGTGCAGATTATCAGACATTACGTCCAGAACAAAAACATATTTTTACCAGCAATCTTAAGTATCAGATCATGCTGGATTCTGTACAAGGGCGTGGTCCTGGGATGGCTTTTATCCCTTACTGTTCATTACCTGAACTAGAAGCATGTATGGAAGTGTGGGGATTTATGGAGATGATCCATAGTCGTTCATACACATATCTGATTAAAAATGTTTATGCAGATCCTTCAGAAGTATTTGATACTATTTTAACAGACGATAGAATTCTTGAACGTGCCACCAGTGTAACTGAGGCATATGATGATTTTATCAATTCGGCACATCATTATGATAGCACCAGTGATTGGCAGTACGCTTTACAGGAAGTACCCTATGCAGTCGATTCAAGATATGAACTCAAACGTAAACTCTATAGAGCAGTTGCAAACGTTAATATTCTTGAAGGTATTCGCTTTTATGTCAGTTTCGCTTGTAGTTTTGCGTTTGGCGAACTCAAACTTATGGAAGGAAGTGCAAAAATCATCTCTTTGATTGCAAGAGATGAAAATCAGCACCTGGTAATTACTCAGAATATTCTAAATAAGTGGAGAAACGGTGACGATCCAGATATGCAAAAGATTGCCAAGGAAGAAGAACCTTGGTTAATTCGCGCATTTGAAAATGCAGTAAATCAAGAAAAACTTTGGGCAGAATATTTGTTTAAAGATGGTTCTATGATTGGTTTAAATGATAAACTACTGCAGCAATATGTTGAATGGATTGCCAACCGTCGAATGAAGACAATTGGATTAAAACCGATCTATGACATTGCCGCAAAAAACAATCCACTTCCTTGGACAGAGCACTGGATATCTTCAAAAGGTCTTCAAGTTGCTCCGCAAGAAACCGAAGTCGAATCTTATATCGTCGGAGGAATCAAGCAAGATGTCAAAGGAGACACCTTCGCAGGATTTAGTTTATGATAGTATAAGAGCATATAAAGAAGCAGCACTATCTGATTCACATATGTTTGGTGAATATGATGGATATCAAGCATACAAGGGGGACGAGTAGTCCCTCTTTTTTTATAAATATCCATATATGGATACAGAATAAGAAAAATGTCCTTGTCTCAAAAACAATTTGCCGACTTCAGAAAAGTTTGTGAAGAATTTAATGAAGTAGAAGAAATTATCGAAGAAGAACTCGTTCATGAAATTTGTGATGAACTGATTGAAGAACTTATTGAAGAAGGATACTCCGAAGAAGAAGCAATTGAAGTTGTCGATGAGGCAACTGATCTTTATATTGATGAGACACTTTGTGAAGTAAGTGACTCATATTACGACAGTGCTGTTAGAGCATCGAAGAAATCTGCAAGTGGTATTGACAAGGCAGCAAGACAGAAGAGAAGAGCAGGTCAGGTTAGATATGCTAAGAGAAAGGCAGGGGATGCTCTCAAAGGTGCTGTCGGTGCTGTTAAAGGTGCTGTTGATAGTGTTAAGAAGAAAGCATCAGCTGCTAAAGCAGGTGTTCAGATTGCAGGATCAATTGCTAAAGATGAGGCAAGGAGAGCAGGACGTAAAGCAGCATTATCTGTTAGTAAAGCACCAGAAAAGGCAAAGGCAGCAGCATCTGATGCTAAGAAAAAAGCAAAGAGTGGGATCAAAGGATTTATTAAACGTCAGGCACAGAAGGTTGTCAATCGTATGAGTGAAGAGATTGAAGCACTTAAGGCAACCGGTCTCTTTACTGCGAAGGAGATTAAAGCAATTGTAGAATCAGAGAATGTTTATGAAGCAATCACCAGTGAAAAGGGTAAAGCAAAAATGAAATCTATGATTGATGCTCGCACCACTGATTCTGGTAGAGCAAAGTCAGGTAAAGGTCAAAACGTTAAAGACATTAAGCACATTGGTCGTGCTAATGTTGATGGTTATGGTGGAACACCTCCCAATCTAAAGGTTGCTAAGAATCCAGTAAAATCTAACTTTACTGGTCTCAATAGTGGAACCGGCAACAAAGCAAAAAGAAGAGCAGACGCCTTAACAAAGAATGAAGAACTTAAGGCAACTGGTAAGTTCTCTGATAAGGAGATTGAAGCAATCATGGAAGCAGACTCACTTGCAGCAATGCAAGCAAGAAGAGAAAAGCGTCTTGCCGCACAAAGAAAGCGTGAAGGCACTACTGCAACTGGAAGGGACTTTGGTCACGACTATTCCCTAACTCCTGCTCAACAAAAAACAAGAAGAGATGCTGAGTTTAAAGCAGGAATCGGAACTAAGAAAGAAGAAGTTGAGGTTGATGAAGCAATGAGTTCTTATGATCGCAACCGTAAGAGAGCAGCACAGAGAGCAGCAGATAGAAATGCCGCCAGAGCTGCCGGAAAGACCGGTGTAGTTCCTGGAGTCGGTTATGTGTCTCCTAGAAAAGAAAGAGAAACATACGTTGATTCTGCGGGCACTACCCGTCATAAGTCTGGTGCAAAGATGCCAAAGGACTGATATAAAATTGACATAATTCTTTGAGAGGGCTTGACACCCTCTCTTTTTTTGTTTAGAATATCTTTGCTAAGGTTGATGGATATATAGTAAGCGCTTAAACAACATGAATGAATTCATATGAAAATCCTTGGACTTACATGGAACGAACTTTTGATAGTAGTGATGTTGGGGATTACTTTGGTTTTGTTTACTGTATTACCAATCTCATCAATGGACGACAATACATTGGGAGAAAGTATTTTTGGTCGTTCAGAACACCACCAGGAAAGAAACGAAAAGTAAAACAAGAATCTGATTGGAAAAAATATTATGGATCTTGTCCTGAATTAAAAGAAGATATAAAAAAGATTAACAATAAAATATTTTTTAAGAGAGAAATTCTTTCTCTACATAAATCCAAAGGTGATTGTAATTTTGAAGAGACAAAACAATTATTTTTAAATAATGTCTTATCTGAGTCTCTTGACAACGGAACTCCTGCATATTATAATAGTAACATTCTCGGACGCTATATGCGGAAAGATTATGGTAACTTTGGAAAAAACTCTGGAGATAGCTCATGAATGGGCAGTTGACAGAATGCACACTCTTTGTGATATGGAATCAAATGATGTGCTAGAATCAGTAGAGAATGCATATGCAATTCAAACAGAGTTTGCCGAATGGTTAGACCCTACTATTAAAGATCATGAAATTTACTCACTCGAATATCTTGGAGACGATGATTAAAACGTTTATTGGACTTGGAATTGTTTCAGCTACAGTTTCTTCTCAAATTTCTGAACAACTATTAGTAACAAAACCAAATCCTGTTAAAACTTCGACAGTTAAATATAAATCAACTTGGAAATGTCCAAAATGCACACCAGAAGAACAATATGTTCTTAAAAAATTACAAGAAAGCACTAAGATTACCGATAGAAATGCTCTTGCTACTATCTTAGGAAATATTAAACAGGAAAGTAAATTTGTTCCTAACATTTGTGAGGGTGGTGCTCGGGTTTCTTATAATGAATGTCGTGTTGGTGGATATGGTTTAATTCAATGGACTAGTATTGGTCGTTACAAAGGTCTTGGTAGATTTTGTAATAAGTATGCCTGTGATCCCAGTAGTCTGGAAGGTCAAACTCGTTATATGATTAATGAACCTATATTCCAAAAATATTTGCCTTCATTTGAAGGTAGTGGTCAAACTGTTCAACAATATATGATTCCGGCATACTATTGGTTAGGATGGGGTATCAAAGGTAAAAGAGAGTATTATTCTTATAACTATAGTAAAAAACTGATATGGGCATAATCAAAAAAGTCAAACAGTTGTTTAAAACACAAACTACTCTTCTCATGAAAAAAACTGGTACTTTTAAAGAAGAAGATGTTGAATGTTCTATTGATGAAGAAAAAATTGAATGCTCCAAATTAGAAACACCAATATTTGAGTGTGGACCAGGACATTTTAGTCATGGATATAGTCCATATGTTGGAATTCCTGCTCCAGTATATCTTAATGATGATTCGTGGTTTGGACCTGCTCCTGTTAGATCTCAAAACCAAATTGATTATATGCAACAAGAATACGAAATTAAACGACAGGAACGGGAAGAAAATTTTTCTGTAGAACCTAATGACATACATCAAAGAATGTATGAAATTGCCACTCAAAATAGTAATACCACTATCGATATTAATCCTCCTGGTGGTTCAGAAAATTTTCTTGATGGAGGTTCTAATGGTTATGGATGGATGTCAGGAACTGGTAAGGAGCAATTTTTATGACTGAAGATTGGCGTTATAGTGAGCAAAAACTTGTTCTTCGTGAACAGGCATTAAAAGTTCTTCTTTCTAAATATGGTGGTCAGATGGAAGGATCTATTCCTAAGTATTCAACACAATCAATCTATGAGTGTGCTCACGATTGGATATCACAAGGAAATATTAATACATCAGGTATTGTTAGTTATTACAAGGCATATTATTCATGAAAAAAATTATTGCATCCCTGGTTGCTGCGGCAACGGTTGCCCTGCCTGTCCATTCAGACCCACTCCAAGAAAATGAGTACTATACTAGTCACTCTACGGGGTGTATGTTACTTCGGGAATGTACAGATGGAGTCGAACAAGTCTTTAGTCTTCTGGATATTTCTAGTCAGTATCCCAATACTGACGATTTTTATTCTATTGCTAACGAATTCAACAACATGCTTGTCTCCCTTAGGAGGATCGGAGTTAAGGTGTTTCTAGCAGATGAAAAATATTTTCCTGTAGGACATCGTGGTGTTTATCATACAGTGGGAAATAATTTTTTCTTAAATAAAACATTTATGAAACGTCCGGGTGTATTAATGAGTGTAATGCGTCATGAAGGATGGCACGCCGCACAAGATTGTATGGCAGGAACTATTGAAAATAACATGATTGCTATTATTATGGATGAAGAAAAAGTTCCTGAGATATGGCAGGAAATGGCAAGAAGAACATATAAACATATGCCTAGTGCTATTCCATGGGAAAAAGAAGCAACTTGGGCAGGTAGAACTGCCGGTATGACTCAGAAAGCACTTAAATCTTGTGCTCGTGGTGATATGTGGACTGATTATAAACCTACACCTCTGACTAAAGAATGGTTAGAAAAAAATGGTTATATTAAACTTGATGGAACTAGTTACGGCACTAAATAATTCTGCCTTACTCTTTTACCATGCCAGAAGAAGTAAAGAAAGACGAAGTAAAGAAAGAAGAATTAAAAGGAGATAAGAAAAAAGGACCACTTGGAAAGTTAAAAGAAAAAGTTGAGGACTCTGAGGAACAACTTAATATTATTTCAACTTTTGTTCGTCTAGGTATTCTTGTTTGGTCTGGTGGAATTCTTACTCTTAATTATGTGACGATTCCTGGTTTTCCTCAAGGAAAAATTGATCCGACATTCATAGCCAGTGTTTTTACGGGGGTTTTAGCTACGTTCGGGGTTCAGACGGCAAAAAATAAAAATGGTAATGGTAATGGTAGTTCTTCTTCGGGTGCGATAAACAAATCTGATTTAGAAAAATTAATTAATGCAGCATCTCAAACTGCACCTGCACAAACTATCCGGATTGAGCAAGCACCTCTTCAAATTGGAAATCAACCACCTCAAGGACCACCAAAATCTAACGATTCCTATAAGATGTAATACTGCCGAATTTAAAAAATAAATTATGACTGATATTGTAAAACAGGTAAACCCCAAAGAAAAATTATCTAAACGCAGAAGATTTAGACGTAGAGGTCCATTTAAATGGGTTCTTCTTGGTGTGGGTGGTTTAGTCGCAGTTGCACATATTGGTGCTCTTGGTCATCTAATGAAGATGACTGAGAAATATGCAGATAGACCACAGTATCCTTCTATCAATCTTCCTACCGGAGAGTATTCATCATATGATGTAAAGGTGGGAAAAGAAGGATATGAAATTAGATATAATGCTAATGATCCGAAAGTATTAGTTAGGGAAAGTAATTTAGATTTAAAAAGTAGTAAAAAAGGATTTTTTGGTAGTTCTCAAAGTTTAGATAAAAATGAATATATTCGGAAAGAATATACAATGTATGGTGAGTCAAATGGAGGTAATGATCCTGAGGGAAAGTTGAGTGCCGAAAAGTTAACGTGTATCAAATCGGAAGGTTCTGGAGAGTCAACCGGTGCGATAGTGGGAGCTAGCATGACCAGTGGACTTGCTCCAGTATTAACTGGAATTCCTTATGTTGGATGGTTGGCTGCTGGATGGGCAACTATGTTAGGTCAAAATGTTGGAAGTAATCTTGGTGGTGAAATAGCAAAATCTGTTAGTGGTTGCTAACAATTAATTAATTGGCATTGGTAAAAAATAACTAGATAGTGTAGTTAAATTTTTTAAATATGAAGTTCTTTTTTGTACTTCTAACAACTTTCTTTTTAGCAGCACCGGCATGGGCTGTAGATGTTATAATGAACTCTGATGGTAATCTTCAGTTTGAACCATCTGATATCACAATTACTAAAGGAGAAAGCATACACTTTGTAAATGGTATGTTACCACCTCATAATATTATTGTGAATGGTCGTCCTGATTTATCTAGAGAATCATTATTTTTTAGTCCTGGTCAAACTCAAGATATAAAATTTACTGAAGTAGGAGATTATGATATTTTTTGTGGGCATCATCAAGGTGCGGGCATGATTGGAACAGTACACGTTAACTAAAAAAATAAATGGAATATACGATTACATGGAAATCATCTGACGGAACGGAAACTACTTTTCAATGTGCAGATGACCAGTATCTATTAGAAGCTGCCGAAGATGTTGATATTGATGCACCGTCTTCATGCAAGGCAGGTGCTTGTTCTACATGTGCCGGTAAACTTGAAAGTGGAACGGTAAATCAGGAGGAGCAATCTTTTCTTGATGATGATCAAATAGAAGATGGATTTATCCTGACATGTGTATCATATCCAATAAGTGACTGTGTTGTATTGGCAGAACAGGAGGAATGTCTTTATTGATATAATTAAAATGAATTGAAAGAAATGGAGTTAATTAAATGAAAGTTGGTATTATTGGTTTAGGTAGAATGGGCGAGGGTATGTCTCGTCGGATGATGAAAGCAGGTATTGAAACCTGGGGTTATAGGCGTAACTATGCAAAGGCTGAAGAAGCATTTGAAAAAGGTTATGTCAGTGGAATTGCCACTGATTTAGAAAATCTTGTTAAAATAGTTCATCATGTAGATGGACAAGTTGGTAAATGTCCCGGAATTTTTCAACTTGTTATTCCAGCAGAATTAGTAGAGGACACACTCAATGAGTTATTACCATTACTTGGCGACGGAGATATTATTATTGATCATGGCAATAGCAACTTTAAAGATTCTCGCAGGAGAGCAGAAAGGCTTTCTAAGTATGGTATCCAATATATTGACTGCGGTACTTCTGGTGGAGTTTACGGTCTGGAGCGTGGATACTGTCTTATGGTTGGTGGTGCAAGTGGCGCAGTATCTGCCTGTGCCCCTATTTTCAGGGCACTGGCACCTGGCATTGCCTCTGCACCCCGCACGGACCCTTACACAAACGCAACATCTGCTGAGTATGGTTGGTTACACTGTGGAGGTCCTGGAGCAGGTCATTTTGTAAAGATGGTTCACAACGGAGTCGAATATGGAATCATGCAAGCGTATGCAGAAGGGTTTAATATTCTCCATCATGGTAATCTTGGTTCCCAATATGTTAAGGAAGGGGATGCTGAGATTGCTCCGATGGAAAATCCGGCAGACTATCAATATGATATTGACACTGTTGAGGTGGCTGAGCTTTGGCGTCGTGGTAGCGTTGTTGGTAGTTGGTTACTTGATCTTACCGCTGATGTACTACGGCATGATCCTAAACTTAGCAAGTTCGATGGGGGAGTATCAGACTCTGGTGAAGGTCGTTGGACTCTTCACGCTGCTGTGGATCTTGGTGTACCCACACCTGTTATCTCTGCCGCACTATTTGAACGCTTTAATTCTAGAAGATTGGGCGAGTTCGGAAACAAAATCTTAAATGGTATGAGATATATGTTTGGAGGTCATAACGTAAGATGATTTGTATTGGAGCACAAACTATTACAACAACTCTCGCTACAATTGCTATTGGATCGATAACTCCGGAAGAGATTAGAACTTATGTTTCTATAAATGCGGATCCGTGGGACAATAATGAACAGATTAACTTTAAAGAACCTATGGGTTCTTTAGGTATTGAATATGATATTCATAAGAATATGAAATTGTTTATGGAACATATTTCTTCTCCGATGCAGTGCAATGATTCTCCAGGTATTAATCATGCAGGTGTTAAATTTTATGCTCCACTTGGAGGCACCACTCTTTATTCTGGAATCAGCATCAACAACTCTAATTTTGATACTAATGATAACTTTAGTGGACCATTGGCATCAATAGGTGTAGAATATGGTGACTCTTACAAATTTTATACTGAATATTTGACAAGTGTTGATGATATTGAAAATGGAAGAGCATCAATTGGATTTAAGGTATTTTTTAAATGACTTTAGCAAACGTTTTACTTTGGGTCGCAATCCCATTCGTACTTATTACATTTTGTTTTGGATTTATCAAAGGTGATAATGACTATTACGATAGTGATGATTATACTGGAAATGGGACAGCACATCCAGTTTTATTTGAGGAGACTGAATGTGATTTGCGTGTAAAAAATGTAAAATGACCCTAGCAAATGTCTTACTTTAGACAACAATCCCATTTGTATTATCCACTATATATTTCGGGTTATGAAAAGGTGAAAATGTCTATTATGAATTATACAAATACGATGGAAACGGAACAGCACGTTAGTAAACGCATAGTTATATTTGGTGCGGCAGGTGATCTTTGTAAAAGAAAACTCATCCCTTCTTTATATCAATTATGGTATAAAAAACTTTTACCTCAAGGACTACTAATTGTAGGTTCTTCACGTAGAGAATTTTCTAGAGAGTGTTGGTTAAATTATTTGGGAGATTATCCTGAAGAATTTACTCATTGGTTGGATTTTGTTTCATGTGATTTATCGTGTGAAAATAGTTTAAATCAATTACATGATGATAGTATGGATACCACATACTTTTTATCTGTACCACCTAGCACATATGCCGATGCAATTACTAATTTAAAGAAAGGAGGATTTTTAAATGATCCAGAAAGATCGAGGGTGGTTATCGAGAAACCCTTTGGATACGATTATAAATCTGCTAATCATTTACAGTCAGTGGTGGAGCGATATTTACGCGAAAAACAAGTTTATCGCATTGACCATTATCTTGGTAAAGATACTGTTAATAATATTCTTGCCACTCGTTTCAGTAACACACTACTTGAACCACTATGGAATAGGCAGTATATAGAAGAGGTTCAGATTTTTGCAACTGAGACTATTGGTTGTGAAGGTCGTTCACAATATTATGATGGTTCTGGTGTTGTTAGAGACATGTTGCAAAATCATATGCTTCAAGTCCTTGCACTGATTGCTATGGAGGCACCATGCAAAATGAATGCTACTGAAATTCGTAGAGAGAAAACAAAAGTACTTGCCGCAACTAGACTAGGACATAAAATTATTTTTGGGCAATATGACACTTACAAATCTGAAGAGGGTGTTGATCCTGTCAGTAACACTGCTACCTATGTTGCTGGTGACATTTATGTCGATAACTGGCGTTGGGAGGGAGTTCCTTTTCACTTCATGAGTGGAAAGAAAATGCCTTACCAATGTGTAGAAGTAGTTATTAAATTAAAAGCACCACCACAACAATTGTTTGATGGTCATGAATATAATGATCGTATTGTAATGAGGTTACAACCACATCCTCATTTTGATATTAGAATTGATATGAAAGCACCTGGTTTTAAAAATGATGTCGAGACTGCAACCCTTACTCATAGGTATCCTGATTGGTTAGGAGTTGATGGTTATGAAAAACTTCTTTATGATGCACTTTATAATGACCAGTCACATTTTGTTCACTCTGAAGAAGTTCTAGAATCCTGGAGGATTGTCGATGATTTACTTTGTACTGGGGATAATTGCCCCATACGTACTACTCCTTATATCTATATTGCTGGTTCCTGGGGACCATGGCACAAAACAGATGAAATAACTAAATGGGATTATCCGGCATGAGTACTTTATTTGTATTTACATTTGTATTACTTCTTGTTTCCGTTATGGAATACACTTGGCCAGTTAAAAAATGATATTATTTGTGAGAACAGTTATGCAGACTCCATGGTGTTTAGGACTTATGGGGTTTGTTTTGGTATTTGTTCCTGTTATAGGGATGTGGGCTATACATAATTATGGTTGGGAACATTGGGAACCATTTAGTAAACACAAATGAACTATCAATTAACACTGTTACTTTGTTTTACACCACTTGTTATTATCTACATAGTGATGAAACTAGCAGTTTGGATTTCTGCCGTAAATACCGAATCAAATTATGTCAGAAAAGAACCTTTACGAAAACGAGGACCCTATCTGGAAAATCCATATGCAGACGTTGATGAAGATGAAGAGGAATTTGGAGATCGCACAGATTATCGATAATTCTTTATATCAATATTATACTGTAGAAAGAGATCTTCCTGTGCCTAATTGGAGACAAATAAAAGATGCCGACTGGTGGATGCAATACTTAAAAGATATGGGAATTGATCCTAGAAATCCATGAATTTAATATTAAGACCTCATGAAAATTATAATGATCCTGTATGGAGTGTAATAATTTCTATTATACTTCTTTTGATAGGAGTTGTTTATATTGTTGTCTATATACTGGGTATAGACGATAGGGAATCCCATGGGAGCAATGACACCCCCAAGCAGGAAGAGCTGCTACAACTTCAGAGTGGTGGAGATCAACAGAGTTCTGGACGGGGACACGATAGACGTGACGATAGATCTGGGGTTCGACCTTTACAAGAAGGAGAGAGTGAGAGTGGCGGGAGTGGACACTCCGGAAAAGAGAACAAGAAACCCTGAAGAGAAAGAACTTGGAATCGACGCAACCGAATGGCTCAAGGCGAAATTGGAAGGTGCTATATCTGGTGACGATGAGTTGTCTGTTAGGACTGAACTTGTTGGTGGTGTCGGGAAATATGGCCGTCTTCTTGGCTGGTTATACATTGGGGACGCAGAGTTGTCCCTTAATGAACAAATGATTACTGAGGGTTATGCCTGGGAATATGATGGAGGAACAAAACAAAAAGATTTTGGACAACTACGTGAGATTCGTAAGGCACATGGGACATTAGTGGAATGACAAAAAATATAATTATCAATGCTCCAGAAGGAACAAATATTGAGGGATTACAAATAGAACAGACAATTTCTCAACCGGCAGATCTAGAAGTAGGTCCTGTAAAAGTTGGAGATTTTTCTGTTCTTACTTGGAGTAATATTTCTGCCGTAATTATTTTACTTGGAGTTCTTGCTATATTTTATAGATTCTTAAAAACTAAATAAAAATTATTTGGGAATTTAAACGATGCAAAAAGTAATTAACATCTTAGCAGTTCTATCATTTGTCGGCACGGCATCTATTATTGGTGGTGGTTTTTATCTCTATTCACAAAAAGATGCTCTTATAGAAGAAGCTAAAAAGAGAGCAACTGAAGAAGTAATGAAAGTTGTTCCAGATATGATTGGTAATTTAATGCCAGAAATTCCAGAAATTCCTTCTGCTACTGGTGGAGCAATTCCTTTTTAATGATTAATGCCTGAAATTAATATTCCTGAAATTAATATTAAAACACCTGAAATTAATATTAGGACATTAGATATTCCTAATGTTCCTAGGTGGTTAACTGATGCATCATTATCTTTACCATCTACTGCACCAGTTACTGTTGACATAGGAATTCCTGTTATTGATATGCCTGGTTGTGTAGAGGCACATAAAACTAATAATAAGAAAAATAATCAAATTAAAACTGATGATGAAAGAGGTATAAAAACATTTTGTGATGCTGGTGTTCCTTCATATAATCCAATAGATTTTAATGCTGCCGATCATTTACAAACACCAAAGGCACCCATTCCTCCTTACAAAGCACCAGAACCACCAAAAGATGTTCCGTTAAAATCTATTCCAAAAATTCCACCAGTTGTAACTGCTACAGTGGAGCAAGTTGAAGAAGTTCCTCCACCCGAACCTGAAATTCCTTGGGTTGAAAAATATTTACCAGCACCAGAAGCAGCAACTACAACTGCTGCTATTGCGTTAGTTGCCACAACTTCTGCTTTACTTGCAAAACCTCTTGCTGATATTTTATTGCGTGTTATAAAACCAACGATTAAAAAAGTTGTTAAAAAAATTGCTGATATTAGGGGGAAAGAGACAAAGGTCTTGAGCGCATCGGTCCGCCGAGCAGAGCAGCGGGATCGGAATCAGGCGATAAAGCAGATTCGTTCTGCTTTGAAACCGAAGGGATAGAGTGTGCATGAGGACTAATGTAAGTCTTATCTCTTACTACGACATCAGCACATATTCTTGCATAACGACTTCTGGGATGAAAACTAATTCCAGATTTAATCAATTCTCCACAATTTTTGAGACGAGCAATTTCAAAGTCTAATCTTTTGTTAGCAGCTTGTTGTTGCATTAAAGAAATACTAGCAGCTGCCGCTTCTTTACATTGTTCTTGTAGTTTTTTATCTAATGGTGTACTCCAAGTCATGGAGAAACCCACACTTAAATTATAATTATCTTTTTGACCTGTTCTAATAGGAATTCTGTATAATATGTCGCCAGGATTATCAGGAGCGCCATCACCAATTATATTTCCATCATCATCAAAATCACCCGTAAGATCTCTCATATCATATACATTATCTAAGTAACTACCTTCAAATGGTTTTTGTGCCGATACTGCTCCTGTCACATATGGTGTAAAATTAACGGTTTCTCCTTGGCACTGGATACCTGAACCATAAGTGTTAGTGATATATGGTCCTTGTAAAACTTGAATAGCTTGATTGGTAACTGAGCCTGAACTATTGGCAATTGGAGCAGCAGTTGCACTGACTCCCCCTACAGTTTCCGCAACCGCAGGTGTCGCATTGGTTAGTTGTGTTAGACATAAAATTACTGGGAGAAAATACTTGTTGTATCGGTGATACTGGTCACCTCTGTTGTTCTTTGAATAATTGTGTGATTTTGCAGTCCGGGTCCAGAATAAGTTTCTGTGAACTGAAATGCTCCCCCCTGTGTTGTTTGTCTGAATTGGGGAACGTCTGTTACTCCTGTCCATGATGATGTCACTCCATCTATAGTTACACTTGTGGAACCTGTTGTAGGACTTAAGGTTCCGTTTACTGGTTCAATTCCACTACCAGTTGAAGAATATTGGTATCCTGTATTGTAATCCATCGAATTGATGGTTTCAACAACTTTACTTGTTGTTTCCGTGTGGCTGGTCATTGAACCTTGTTGAAAATTTGGGACCACTGGGACCGCCAGGGCAGTTGCAGGTATGATACTTGCAACCACCACACACATCGCAGACCAAATTATCGTCCCTCCAAAACGGATCATTTTCAATCTCCTTTTGCAATTTAGTCAATAACGGTGATCTCCGAGACAAATTGTCCGATTCCACTTGTACCAGCTCCTCCAGCAGTCACGGTAAGAACACCTGCAGAGGTTACAGTACCGGCAAGATCACCAGCAGCACCAGCAGTATAAGAAGTTAATGATGAAAAGTTTGGATTAGCACCTACTGTTGCGGCACTTGTCGGAACTGCATCAGCTTGGGTATAAGATTGACTGAAGGAAAATGCTGATCCGGCAGTGTCTTGTGTTGCTGCAATTGTTCCTGGATTATATACACCAGAAGTAATCGTTCCTGCAGAAACTGTTCCTGCCGTGCTTCCATCTGTAGTATCAATATTTGATCCAGAAATACTGAATGATGAACCAATTCTAGTAGATGTCGCCCTTGCTGCATCAACAGTCAGTTGTACACTTGATGCATGTTTACTTACAATACCACCAGCATAAACAGGTGATGTCATCAATATCATACCAATAGCAATAAATGCTTTTTTCATGGGTTTGAAGAAGATGTAAAATTATTTAGTTTAAAAAAACGTCTAAATAATGCGAATCATGTAATTAAAATTTTATTAGAATCATGACTGAACAACAACAACATCTTGCAAATCTTATTGAACAGAGAGATGGATTGAGAAGTGATCTTGAAAAACTTCAAGAAACAACCGGAAATAGAAGAGAATTATTTTTTAAAGTGCAGGGTGCCATCGAATATTTGACACAGACTGGAGTTCAACTTCCAGAACCAGAACCAGAAGCAGAAGTGGCAGAGACGGAAGTGGTTGAAGAATCTGCTCCAAAAAAAGGAAAAAAGGGTTGACGCACTAATTTAGATGCCCTATAATAACTGAGTTGAGAGGCAAACACGGGTAAGAGGAACGACAAACTGTTCCCGCCTCTCACATGACTCAGTAGCTCAGCTGGATAGAGCAACTGCCTTCTAAGCAGTCGGTCGTAGGTTCAAGTCCTACCTGAGTCGTTGGAAATCGACGGATTTCCATAGGGTGTGACAGAACAACGCTTGTGGAGGCACGGCGTAATGTATAATAGGACAGGGGTGGTGCCCGCTGTGTTCGCACAGAACTCTTACCAGGAGGTCCGAAAGTCTGAGTGACCTATTATCACATCAGTGATTCCCACTCGGTGAAGGTATAATGTATTCCTTCCACCCACCACAACACAACCATGGGTAGACATCTCCCCAAAATTGCAGGTTGGTTCACCTGCATCTTTTCCATATTTTTGTTAAAATGAAAATTTTCCTGGATACTGCCGATACTGAAGTAATTAAAAAATATTATGAAACTGGATTGATTGATGGTATTACTACCAATCCTACTCTGATTATGAAGAGTGGTAAAAATCCTGATGATGTATATCAAGAACTAAAAGATCTTGGAGTCAATGACCTAAGTATGGAAGTTGTTGGTACTGCTGATGAAATGATTAAAGAAGGACTCAGACTTCAGGAAAAATTTGGTTTCTGCACAACTGTAAAAGTTCCAATGACAAAGGATGGTCTTACCGCCTGCCGAGAACTATCATATCAAAATATTAGAGTTAATGTAACTCTTATTTTCTCTGCTGCACAGGCAGTTCTTGCTGCTCGTGCCGGTGCTTTTTATGTGTCTCCTTTTGTGGGACGACTTGATGATCAGTCTGTGGCAGGACTTGAAGTGGTACGTTCTATTTCTGAACTGTATCGCATTCATGGATGTCCCACACAAGTTCTTTCTGCTTCTATCCGAAGTGTGCAAAGAGCAGTGAGGTCGTGGTATAATGGAGCTCAGGTGGTCACAATGCCACCTAAGGTCTTTGAAGATATGTACAATCACATTCTTACTGATAAAGGATTGGAAATATTTGACAAAGACTGGCAGTCTGTTGTAAAATAGGCATATGCCTTTTCTGCGGGTGTGGTGTAGCGGTAACATGTGAGCCTTCCAAGCTTTTGTCACGAGTTCGATCCTCGTCACCCGCTTCGGATAACCGAATATCCGAATTTATACCTAGTATAAATAATACACCTTTTATCAAACTGTATCAAAAGGTAACAACGGGACAAGTCGAGTCCCTATTCATCTGCGGGTAATCACTCCGCAAGTAACTAAAGAGGTTTTAAAAATGATTAAATCTGTATTCGCAGCAGTTGCTGCTCTGTCCATGTCTGCCGGTGCTGCCGTTGCAGGTCCCTATGTCAACGTAGAAACTAATGCCGGATGGGCTGCCGACGATTACACCGGGGCAACGACGGACATCCACGTTGGCTATGAAGGTGCTCTGGGTGAGTCTGGTTCCTACTATGTTCAGGGTGGTCCCGCTGTCGTTGCTGTAGATGGTGAAGATTCTGAGACTGAGTTCTCTGGTAAGGCAGGTCTTGGTTTTGCTGTCTCTGATGCAGTTGGTGTATATGGTGAGGTTTCTTTCATCACTACCGAAATTGCCGGTGATGACGAACTGAATGTCGGTGGTAAACTGGGTGTGAAGTACAACTTCTGATTACTTGACATCCTGCTATAACACAGGGGTCTAACGACCCCTTTTTTTATGCTTAAAGTATTATTTCATCCAGTCACAACTTTCAACCTATTATTAGTTGGTTTTATAGGTTTGGTTGAGATCGTTCACACTACAGCACACCACACTGTAGAATCTGACGTACATGGATATGTGCGTAAAACGTTTAGAGAAAATCCAGAATTAGTAAAATCTATATGTCGGGACTTAGATGAATGAAAAAGAAAGTAAAGAAAATGATAGAATGGTTCTATGATAAATCTGATAGAGGAGAACAAAACATTGCAGAATGCAAAAGTCTTTATGATCTTGTAGAAAAACTGCAGTATCGTCTAGAAGATATGGAAAGTGAACATATGCAACTATTATGTGAAATGGGAAAAATTCAAAGTAAACTAGATATGTTAGAAACTGACCTATCTAATGAAGATTAATCTCTGGTATTCTAAGAGTATGGAAAAATGGAGATGGACTTTATCTGAAGAATTTAGAAATGGTACTACAAAACTAGAACAACACTCTGGTCAACAACCTATGTTACGTGATGCAATGGAGGATGTTGCTAATACTGTTGAATATATTCTTGATAATAAAACATGAATCCGTCATCATATTATAGAGAAGGTGGACTTCCAGTTGAACAAACTAATCTTCTAAGGTTAATTAGTGAACTGGAAGGATCATCTCAATTATGTAAATACATGGGATTTATAGATGATATGGAAACCCTTGACAAAATAAAAAAGAAGTATTATAGTATGTACTTCAGACTCAAAAAAGAGCAACGTAATCCTCAGTAGCTCAGCGGCAGAGCCATCGACTGTTAATCGATTGGTCGTAGGTTCAAATCCTACCTGGGGAGTTGGGAGATTAACTCAGCGGTAGAGTGACTGCTTTACACGCAGTAGGTCACAGGTTCAAATCCTGTATCTCCCATATAAATAAGTGAAAACTGACGAAGTAATCACTATACAATGGATAATATCCGAGTAAGATGTCGTTCCTGCAATAAGGAAATAGAAGGACATCTGAACAAAACAATTTCTTGTGGATGTACAAACATGACAACAATTCGTGGAGATAAAATTTCTGCGGTTGATTTGTCATTGGTTGTTATGTTAAATTCCAAACAATCTAAAAATACAAAAAGAGTCTTGTCAGATCAAGATATTCTTTGGCAAGAAGAAAGAAGGCAACGTAAAGTTCGTAAGTTAGACTTTGAAGTCCGTTGAAAAAACTTTGGGAAGTATGGAAGTATTCATTGGGAAGTTTTAGTGATTCTAAGACAAAACCATATGATAACTGGGTTGCTATTATTCGTACTTTTATATTTGTATCTTATATGATTACCAATGCTTTTATTGTATCTGGAGTTATTAGACACTGGAATAATGTACCTGGAGAGAGTCCGGTTGGTCGAGGACACCGCCTTGAAAGCGGCTGAGGATAATACCTTCGCAGGTTCGATTCCTGTTCTCTCCGTATTTCTGTAACTATTTGATACATTAAATAGTAGTGTAGACAGTCTTTCTACTATTATGCATCCCGACGATTTACAGAACTGGAAAACCATTAAAGAAAAGTTTGAAGAAAATGGTACGACAGATAATTTTTATTATAAAAGAGCTTGCGCTATTGTAAGAGGAGAACCTGACCCCATGGATAATTTGAAAAATGTCACACAGGATGGATGAGATTAAACCCAAGCACTACATTACCGAACAAAAGTGCCAGGAACTAATTGATAAGGCTATTGACAGACACAATAAAACTGCTACAATTATAAGTGCTATTCTCGGATCAATTCTCCTTGCATTCTATTCGCATGGAGTTCTATCACTAGTTGGTCGTGTGTAATAGCTGCGGTGATCCCCTTTGGTAGATTCAGGGTTAGCGGCGATAGGAATCTACCTTTACGGGGTGTAGCGCAGAGGTAGCGCGGTGCTTTTGGGAAGCATAGGTCGGAGGTTCGATCCCTCTCACCCCGACTGTCAGTTTACTCACTGGCACCTTGACTACATAGTCACAATACCTTATAATATACAGGCAATCAAAACAGACAATGGCACTGACCGAAAAATTCAAGTCTAAAGACATCAGCACTCTTCGTGCTGCGGCAAATGGAGAAATTTTTCTGGATGTAAAAAATCCAAAGTTGTTTAAAAAAGTTCGTCGTTTTTATGAATCTATCGGAGTAATTTTTTCTGGTGATCCCGGTGATGATTATGAAATGTTGATGGATTACCTTTATTCCGATCTTGAAGTTGTAGAGGTTGTGCAGTGAATGATTTAGATCCTAAATCTGTTGCTTCGACAAAGACCACTATTATTCATGAACGATTTCCATATCGTTTTGTTCAAAAAGGTTACATTCAATTGAACGGAAATCCTGATTTCCGTATGCAAAAAGCACATGAGTATACTAAAAAGTATTCTGATGTCTATTTGTTTGATAATGGAGATCAAATGCTTCTTGCAATTGAAGACCATGAATATTCCAAATGGTTAGATCCTGAAGGTGTGCCTTGCTATATAAAAGATAGTGTATCTGCCAGGTAAATGGAAAAAGATGCTATCAATCTCACTCTTATACATGAGTGGATGACAGTATCTGATGCTAAACTTTTACTTCACTATCAATACATGAAAGTGAGGTCTCATAAAAAATATGGTGGATGGAAGACTGTTCAGACTCTCATGAATATTGCCTATGGCATTTATCAAAGAGAGTCTGAAGAATTCTTGAGAGCTAGATTAGATCTTATTAAGTCACGGATGGACTCTAACAGCACTGGTCGGGACAACCCCTAAGTTTCCTGCTTCTTTAAAAAGCAGGTGGTGCGGATGGAGGTAATACTCCCGCCCTGTTTCTTGCTTCAGGATAAAGAGTAAGTGGCGTGCATGGCAAAGACCTTAGGGGGGAGTTGTAAAAACTCTCCTTTTTTAGTATAATATATAATAGGAGTTTGAGTTTATTATGTCTGATTGTAAGAAGACCGCACTTGTACTTGGTGCGGGTGGGTTTATTGGAAGTCATATGGTCAAGAGACTTCGTTCCGAAGGTTATTGGGTTCGTGGAGTTGACCTTAAATATCCAGAGTTTTCCAGTCATCAAGCTAATGAGTTCATAGTTGGTGACTTGAGAGATGTTAGTTTTGTAAAACGATGTGTTCGTTTTACCGGATATCTTGGAAATTTTTATAAAGATATTGTAGATAAGTTTGCCGAACCTTTTGATGAAATCTATCAGTTTGCTGCTGATATGGGTGGTGCAGGTTTTGTTTTTACTGGTGAGAACGATGCAGACATCATGCACAATTCTGTATCAATTAATTTAAATGTTCTTGAAGAACAATGTAAATTGAATGAAGTTGTAGAACAAAATAAGACTAAAATTTTCTATTCTGGATCGGCATGTATGTATCCGGAGCATAATCAACTAGACCCTAACAACCCAGATTGTCGTGAAGAATCAGCATATCCAGCAGACCCAGATTCGGAATATGGATGGGAGAAACTCTTTAGTGAGAGACTCTACCTTGCATACAATCGCAATCATGATATCCCTGTTCGCATTGCTAGGTATCACAATATTTTTGGACCTGAAGGAACTTGGGAAGGAGGAAGAGAGAAAGCACCAGCTGCAATCTGCCGTAAAGTCGCTTATCTTCCGGAGGAAGGTGGATCTATCGAGGTGTGGGGAGATGGCCTACAGACTCGTTCCTTCCTGTTCATTGATGAATGCATCGAGGCAACTAAAAGAATGATGGACAGTGACTTTATGGGTCCTGTGAACATTGGTTCTGAAGAGATGGTTACTATTAATCAACTTGTAGATACTGCTGCAAAGGTTGCTGACAAGGAAGTTCAGAAAATTCATAAACTTGATGCACCTTTAGGTGTTCGTGGTCGAAATTCTAATAATGATTTAATTCGCAGAGAATTGGGATGGGACTATTCACAAACTCTTGAAGAAGGTATCTCTAAAACTTATGCCTGGATCAAATCTCAGATTAAAAGTTCTGAAACATATATTCCTTTTTATCATTCGATATGACAATAAGTTTTAATCACCTTGGTTTTTGGGGTCGTCTCGGAAATCAAATGTTTCAGTATTCGACGTTGAAGTCTATTGCTAAAAAACATGGATATAATTTTACTATTCCTCCTAGTAATTTTAGTGATCCATATAAAGAACATCAGTTATTTGAGGCATTTGAACTAGCAAGTTTGCCTCAAGAAAACATCAGACTGAACAACATTGAGAATATTCTTAAGGAGACTCACTTTCATTTTGATGAAGAACTTTGTAACAAGTGTCCTGATAATATTGACTTGTTTGGTTACTTTCAATCAGAGAAATACTTTGTTGATATTAGAGATGAAATATTAGAGGACTTCACATTTCTTCCTCATATCTATGAACCAGCAAAGGAGATGAGGGATGAATTTGATGATGAGGTTATCTCTCTTCATATTCGTAGAGGAGATTATGTAGAGCAACCTTGGCATGGTCCACAGACCACTGATTACTATGCCAAAGCACTGAAAATGATGCCAGAAAATCTACCTGTTATCATCTTTACTGATGATCCTACTTGGGCATTCCAACAAAAGTTATTTGAATCTGATAGATTTGTAGTTTCAGAAAACAATAGTAATTTATTTGATATGTGTTTAATGACACTTTGTAATTATCATATCATTGCTAATTCATCTTTCTCTTGGTGGGGTGCTTGGTTGTCAGATAGTAAAAAAGTTATTGCCCCCAAAAGATGGTTTGGTCCTCCTTTAGATAAAAAAAATGATACTAAAGATTTAATCCCCTCTAGATGGGAGAAAATATGATTGATTTAAAAAACGTAACCTTTATTATTCCTCTAAGGATTGATACTGATGATAGATTGAGGAATATTATCCTCTCCACATCATTTCTTCTGAATAACTTTGATTGTAAAGTTATTGTAAAAGAGTCAGATGAAATGAAGAAGTTTGAGATGTGGGCACTTCCCACTATCAAATCTATTGCTGATACATGTAATTTGACTTATCAGTATGAAGAGAATCATGATGATCACTTTCATAGGACAAGACTTCTGAATGAGATGGTTCTGGATTCGGAGACAGATATTGTTGTTAACTATGACAGTGATATCATTCTTCCTATCAAATCTTATGTCACGGCAAAGGAAATGCTTGACAATAAAGAGGCAGATGTAGTCTATCCATACAAGTTTGGAGAGAAAGGAGAAAGAAAAGTTGTCCTAAACACTTCTATTGAAGATGTGGATGATCTCAATTCTCTACTTAAACAACCGATAGTACAGGAGTTTACTACCACTTGGAAACCAGAAGTACTAGACCAGTCATATGGATATGCACTTCATGGCAATGGTGAGGGATGGGCTGAGTATGGTATGGTTCAGTTCTTCAATAAACGAGTCTATATGGATGGGTACTTGGAGAATGAGAATTTTATGGCATATGCACCAGAAGATGTTGAGAGACATCATAGATGGTTGACATTGGGTTACAAAATTGGTAGAGTTGAAAATTATGCTTATCATATGGAGCACAAAAGAACACCTAATTCATCATATAGTAATCCATTTATGATGAAAAACAATCAACTTTGGGATTATTTGAAAGGTTTATCTAAGGATGAATTGATTAAATACTACCAAAAACAAAATTATGTGAGACAAAAACTATGAATAGATATTGTTTTGACCTAGATCATACACTTTGTGATCCACCATATCTTGAAGAAGAGAAGAGGTGGGATTACTTTGCATCTATTCCATATCGTGATAGAATTGAGGTAGTCAATAAGTTGTGGGAAGAAGGTCACTATATCATTATTGAAACTGGTAGAGGATGTGACTCTAAGATTAATCACTATGAAAAAACTTATGATCAACTGCGTTCATGGGGTTTGAAATTTCATATTCTCAGGACAGGTGTCAAGTTTTCCGCAACTTATTATATTGATGACAAAGCAGTAAATAGTGAGGATTTTTTCAATGGGAACCATCAAAAGTATTGTTAAGAAGTCTCCCAATATAATTAAAAGACTTTACTATAGTATAGTTCCTTTTAGTAAAAGATATGGTAAAGTGTATGAAGATACACTTTCTTTTTTAACACAATCTGTTGATTGGTCAGAGTGGAGATTAAAAGAATATCAATTATTAGAGATGAAGGTGTTACTTCATCATTGTTATAACAATGTACCCTATTATAGGCAGATATTCGTTGACAATAATTGGACTCCTGATGATTTTCAAAATGTTGATGACTTAAAAAAGTTTCCAGTTCTCACTAAGAAGATTATCATGGAGAATAGGAATGATCTTATTGCCTCAAACTTATCACATCAAAAGGCATATCCTATTACAACTAGTGGTTCTAGTGGTGACAAGTTGAAGTTTTTTGTTACTGATGATGTCTTCAAGAAAGAGGCAGCGTTTAATATGCGTGCCTATCAACAACAGGGAGCACAGATGTATGATACTCCCAGTGTGTGGTTGAGGAGGTATGTACCTAAGAATAGTGATTCACCACTGTGGTATTATGACCACGAACTGAAACGTCTTTATATGTCAGCTTATCATCTAAATGATGATACTATCGATGAGTATATTAATAAGATTAATTCTGGTAACTATCAGACTATTTGTACTTATCCATCCTCAGCATACATCCTGGCTTGTCTGTGTGAGGAGAACAATCTAAATCTAACTCAGATTGAGAAAATTCATGTTACATCAGAAAAAATGTTGAATCAGTGGTATGATAAAGTTGTAGATATATTTGGTATCAGACCTTGTGGTCATTATGGTCAAATGGAAAAGGTATCATTCATGCATCAGACTGAAGAGTCAAGAGACTACCATCAAAACTATGAGTATGGTATTGATGAATTTTATGATAATGGTGATGGTACACATGGATTAATTGCCACTGGATTTATTAACTACTATATGCCACTTATTAGGTATAGGACAGAGGATACTTTTGTCTTGAAGAATGGTAAGGTGAAAGAAATCAACGGACGTAGTAGTGATATTCTAGTATCAGATACTGGTGCTAGACTACCAGGTGTAAATTTCTATAGTTGGATTGATAAGAAAATGCCAGCTGTTAAGATGTTCCAGATTATTCAAAAGTCTAAGAAAGATATCACCTTCAAGTATGTTCAAAATGAGTCTTATGAAGGAGATATACATAGTGAAATTGTAAATGGTCTAAAGTCAAGACTTGGTGATATGAATTACGATATATTGAAGGTATCTGAAATACCTAGAGATAAGAACACACAAAAAATTAGAAGCATTATTAATGAGGTTAAGTGATGAATGTAAGTTTTGTTGGTCTTGGCAAACTGGGTTTGCCTCTTGCTTGTTGTCTTGCAAAAGCAGGTAATAGAGTCCTGGGTGTAGATAAGAATGAATATGTTCTGGACAAACTAAACAATCAAGAACTACCGTTCTACGAACCAGGTTTGTCAGATATTTTTCCACATACAAACTTTATAGGATTTACTGACTCTTATAAAAGGGCTGTGGATGAGACCGACGCTACAATCATCCTGGTCAATACTCAATTGGGTGATACTGGATACTCGGCAGAGTTTGTAGAGTCTGCTCTTATCGATCTTGCAGTCAATTTGAAAAAAAGTGATAAGGATTATCATTGTATTATTCTGTCATCTACTGTTCTTCCAGGAACTATTGCCAAACTTATTAGTCTTTTTGAAAAAATTTCGGGAAGAAAGTTTGAGGAAGGATTTGGTTTTGCATATGTTCCGGACTTTGTGAGACTGGGTAATGTAATCAAAGACTTTATGAACCCAGAATTTTTTCTTGTAGGTGCTAATAATTGGAATGATGTAAGTATTGTTACAAGAATTTTTGGTCACTTTCATAAAAACAATCCACCTAAAAAGTATCTGACATTAGAAGAGACTGAGGTAGCAAAAGTTGCTCTTAATGCTTTTATTGTCAATAAAATTACTTTTGCAAACTTCCTTGGCGAGTGCTGTGAGGGTATGTATAATGTTGATGTTCATAAAATTACTGATACTATTGGTATTGATAAAAGAATCTCTCCATATTTCTTTGGGTATGGAACTCCATTTGGTGGTACTTGTTTTCCTAGAGACACATCTGCTTTCATTAAGTTTGCCTCTGATAGAGGTAAAGAAGCAAAGCACCTTGAATTTGCTAATGAGGTTAATAAAAATGTATATAAAACTATTTTAAATAAATGTCGTGAACATCAAACGATTGGCATTGTCGGTGTATCATTTAAACCAAACTCTCCCGTCACAATTGGATCTCCATCAGTAAAATTAATTGCAGATCTAGCAAAAATTAGTAAAACAATATATACTTTTGATGAATTGGATGAGACATTCAACAATCTTAATGGATTAAATGAATTTATTCATAAATGTGTATCACCACAAGAGGTAATTGATATGTCTTCTGTGTGTGTTTTCATGCATCCTACAAAAAAATATGCTACACTTAAAGTTGATGGAAAAGAATTAGTTGATAACTGGGGCATTTTTTCATCTGAAAAACTTTTTACAGTGGATACTTCGTTACCTGACTAATGATTAAAAATAGAGAGAGTGTTGATTCTTTGAAACCTTACAATGTGGGAGGTAGGTCTAACCTATCTTATGATTGGGAGTGCTTTGATTGGAATGAGTCAGAGTTTCCACCATCAAATGGAGTGTTTGAGGTGATGAAGAATTTTTATCGATATGAAAGATACCCTGATATCTGTGCTTCCAATTTGAAGCAGAAACTATCAGAGTATGTTTCTCTCCCATCAGACTTTATTGAGGTGTATAATGGATCTGATGATGGTTTAAGAGATATCTTTACTGTGTTTGTGGATAAGAATACAAAAGTATTAACCTATGCTCCCTCATACACACAGGTAGATACATTTATTTCTATTAATACAGACCACTATGTAAAGGAACAAATTGTAGATCCTCTTGGTAGACATGAATATGAATGGGACAAATGTATTGATAAAGATGTAGTTTATATTGTCAATCCCAATAATCCGACAGGTAAATTGATTGATGTATCTACTATTCAGGGATTGCTTCAAGAAAATCCAGATACATTATTTGTGGTAGATGAAGCGTATTATGAGTTTGCAAAACAATCTTGTGCTCACCTAGTAATAGGTTATAAGAATTTGATTGTTACCAGAACATTCTCTAAGGCATTTGGACTGGCAGCAGTCAGACTTGGGTATGTATTGGCACATCCTGACCTTCTTTTTAATCTTAGAAAGATTAAAAATGGTAAGACAGTCAATGCCATGGCACAAATGTGTGGTGTAGCAGCACTCAATGATCTTCATTATCTGAATGCTAGAATTGATGAGATGAATGATGCTAAGAAGTTTTTTATCGACAATCTAGCAAACAAATATACTGCTATCAATAGCAATGCTAATTTTGTACTGGTAAAAACACCTGATGCAAAAAGTCTTCTAGATAAAATGAAAAAAAACAAGATTCTTATCAGAGATAGAAGTTCCTTTATTAATCTTGAAAATTGTGTTAGAATTACAATAGGTTCTAAGAAGCAAATTATTAAAGTACTTGGAGTAATGAATTAATGATTGGATATGATCGTTTAGGTAGCAATGGACGAATGGGTAACCAACTCTTTCAGTATGCTGCTCTTAGAGGTATTGCAGAACATCATGGATATGATTGGTGTATTCCTCCCGAAAATACACCCAATCAATCCAACTATGGTATACACGAGGCATTTAATATTCCTCAAGAGCATATAGGATACATTAATCCTAACATTTCAATGCAGACAATTTATAGTGATCAGACAATTCAGATGATGAATCCTGATGTAAAAACTGTGCAAGAGAAGTCATATGGATTTGATAAGGAGTTATTTGATAATTTCCAAGATAATACAAATCTTGATGGATATTTGCAATCATACAAATATTTTGAAAATATTAGAGAGCAACTTCTGGGAGAACTTACATTTAAAGATGATATTCTAGAACCCTGTAAAGAGTTTTTATCTGGATTTGATAAGATTATCTTTCTACATGTTAGGAGAGGTGATGCCACTAGAACTAAAAAACATAGAGAAATTTTTCCTATGCCCACCTGGGAATATTATAAAGAAGCACTATCACATTTTGATGATGATATACCTGTTTTTGTATCTAGTGATGATGCTGAATGGTGTCAAAAACAAGATTTCTTTTCCGATGATAAATTTTTAATTAGAGAATCAGTTGATTTATATGACCATGTTCATAGAGACGGTGATGGTGAACATCATCAATCCTGTGTTCCACATACTGATATGTGTCTGATGTCCCTATGTAATGGTGGTATTCTATCCAGAAGCACATTCTCCTGGTGGGGTGCTTATCTGATTAAGAATCCTACACAACCTATTGTGGCTCCCAAACCATTTCAATATTATAAACCTGCTTATGATATTGAGTCACATACTGTTGATGAGTCTTTCCTCATCCCTGACAATTGGATCACTGTAAGTAAAGGTATTAGAGGTTAATCATGACTTATTCTAAGAGATTTAGTAGTAAATTCTATGCAAGATTACTGAAACCTGCTGGTAGTAATCCAGTAAGAGATAGAGCATCCTCCTTTGAGATTATCTTTGAACTGCTGGACCAGAAAGAAGATAAGAATTTTTTGATTGTAGAGACTGGTTGCATGAGAAGAGACCATGGCAATCTTGCTTTTGGTGATGATGGTGCTAGTACGTATATTTTTGATGACTTCATTAACTTCTATGATGGAGAAGTTCATTCAGTAGATATTTGTGAGGATAATGTAAACTATGCAAATGAATTAACCTCTGATAAGACGACAGTGCATTGTCAAGACTCTGTTGATTTTCTATGGAACTTGCCAAAGAAACAGATTGATTTCTTGTATCTTGATTCCTTTGATATTATTAAGGAGGACCCTCATCCATCTCAACTACATCATGTGAAAGAGATGTGCGCTGCTATTGATAAGTTAGGTAAGGGTTCTATTGTCTGTATTGATGACCATAATGCATTTTTTACCAATGATGGGAAGATTGCTAAGGGAACATATGTAAAAGATTTTATGGATGATATAGGAATGAAACCTATACATGAAGGATATCAAATTGTTTGGGTAATATAAATGAGTGATGTATTTCTAAAAGCATGGCACGGTGGACTTGGTGATTCATTACAGTTCTCTACTCTCCCAGAGGAGTTTCATAAACAGCAGAACAGAAAGACATATATCTTAGAGGATGCACTTTTTAGAAATTCAGAAATATATGATCTGGTGTGGAATAAGAATCCATATGTAGAAGGAAAGAAAGCAGGAACTTGGAATGCAGGTGACCTACCAGACATCCCATATCAAGAACTGTGTATGGATGGTAAGGGCACTGGTAATATGATTTCCAATTGGGAATTGTTTCATGGATTGGAACCAGTGAATAGTCATCCTAAAATTTATTATGAACCAGAAATTCATGATGGATATAAGGATGTCTTTATTGTTGATTTCACTTCTACAACCATAAGTTATAATGAAAACAAGTTAAAAAATATTCTTGAGGATATGAAAAAAGAATATTCAGACAAGAGGTTTCTTTCTATTGATTTTGTAAAGTCAGTATCTAGTAATTCATATGATATTGAGTATGATGGATGTATTGAAGTGGAAAGTATTTTTAGGTACTGTGATCTTATGGCATCATCATATGGATTACTTACAGTAAGCAGTGGTGCTAGTCATATGAGTTCTGCTGTAAAAGATTATGCTCCAGATCTTGACAGTATTTGTGTTATGCCAGAAAAGTGGTATAATTATCATAAGGAAAGGGGACTGTTCTTCTTTGACAATGTTAACTATGTAATTTATTAGTATGGCAAAATTTTTAATTACTGGTATTTCGGGATTTGCTGGTGCTCACCTAGCAAATCTTCTTCATCGTGAGGGACATAAAGTATTTGGTCTCATTCGTCGTACCAATGGTATGGAAAGTGACATTCGTGATGTTGTTCCTGATGATGCTTATAACTCTATCACTTTCCTGTACGGAGATCTGACCAACTATCGCTCCATGCGTAAGGTCTTTGAGGAGAATGAGTTTGATGGTGTATTTCACCTAGCAGCACAGTCTCATCCACCCACTAGTTTTCGTGATCCTATTGGCACAATGGAAACTAATGTTATGGGTAGTGCCAATCTTATCCAGGTCCTTCAAGATCATCAACCCGATTGTAAGGTGATGTTCTGCTCTACATCAGAGGTGTATGGCAATGTGGGGCAGGATGGACGTAAGATTCACTGGACTGATGCCATTGTTCCTTCCAACCCTTATGGTGCCTCTAAGGCAGCAACTGATGTATATCTTCAAGAGAGATTCAACAATGGATTTCTGAAAGGATTCATTACTAGGGCATTCTCTCACACTGGACCACGCAGAGGACGTATCTTCTCCATCTCATCTGATGCATATCAGATTGCTAGGATGATGAAGGGTTATCAAACCAAAGAACTTTTGATTGGTAACCTTAGCACAACAAGAGTTGTGATGGATGTACGTGATACTGTCCGAGCGTACTATCTTGCCATGATGAATGAAGATGTGACTAACCATGTGTTCAATATCTGTGGTGATACACCCAGACAGATGCAGTATTTTACTGACAAATTGATTGAAATTTCAGGTTTGAATGATGTAGTACAGAGGATCCATGAACCCTTCTGGCGTCCACATGAGATTCACTATCAACATGGTGACTCTTCTAATCTGGTTGAAATGACTGGATTCAAGGAAGAGTATGATATTGACACTACACTTGGTGATTTGTTGAAGTATTGGTATGACAAAATCTCATGATTGTTTTTGTCAATGGTTGCTTTGATGTGCTTCATAGAGGGCACTTTGAGTTAATCAAGTATGCTGCTTCTCTTGGTGATACACTAATTGTGGCACTTGACTCAGACAATAAGGTATCTCAAGATAAGGGATACCTTAGACCAATATACCCCCTTGAGGATAGAGTTTTTCAGATGATGTCTATCAAGGGTGTAAACGTGGTGCATACATTTGATAGTAGATATGAGTTGGAATCATTGATAGATTCCATACGACCTGATATACTGATAGTGGGTTCTGATTGGAAAGGAAAAGATGTTGTAGGTGCAGAGTATGCAAAAGAAGTTAGGTACTTTAAAAGGATTGGAAGTTACTCAACAACAAAAACAATTCAAGGTTCTACTTATAGGTGACTCTTGTATAGACAGATATGTGTATGGTGTTGTTGATAGGATCAGTCCCGAAGCACCTGTACCTGTTCTGAAATGGGAGAGAGAGGAGACAACTGGTGGTATGGCATGGAATGTTTATTACAATCTCCTCTCATTTGGTATAAATGTAAGTATCATTACCAATGAAGAAAAACCCATCAAGACTAGATATGTTGATCTTAAATCAAATCAACAGATTATGAGACTTGATGAGAAAGATGAGGTGAGTGACTTTGGTTATGCCCTACCAGATAATGAGTATGATGCTCTTGTTATCTCTGACTATAACAAAGGATTCATCTCATCTGAGATGCTTAATCGACTTGTAAATTGGTTTGATGGTCCAGTGTTTGTGGACACAAAGAAACCAATGGTTCCTCCTGCCAAGGCATTCATCAAGATCAATGAGTATGAACATGCCAAAGTGGGTGAGACTACAGACAAAATGATTATCACAAGAGGATCAAAAGGTGCTGAGTATCAGGGAAAACTATATCCTGGTGTTAAAGTAAATACATTTGATGTTTGTGGTGCTGGTGATACATTCTTGTCAGCCCTTGTGTATTATTACCTGATACATGATAAAATTGAAAAGGCAATACCTTTTGCTAATAGGGCAGCTGCCATTGCAGTGCAAAACCAAGGTACTTATATACTTTCACAAAGAGACATAAATGAATTGGCACCTGATATCATATGCTGATGAAACCTTTGCAAAGCAGCAAAGGTTCTTGCATCAAATACATAAGCAAAAATTTGTACATCATCCCTTTACAAGAAAGGATTTAGTACAAACAAAATTCTATCAAGAAAATAAAAAAATACTAGACCAAGAAACTGGTGCTGGGTATTGGTTGTGGAAACCATATTATATTCTTGAGATTCTTAAATCTGCTGAGGAGAATGACTTTGTAATCTATGCTGACTGTGGAGACATGTTCTCTAAAGGTTTAGTTGATTATGTAGAACAAATTCTAGAAGACGAGGACATTTCATTTTTACTATTGACTAGTACAAAAAACAGTAATTCCACAAAAAGAGATTGTTTTATTAAAATGAATTGTGATGAAATGATATATTATGAATCAAATCATTTAGAAGCAGGTTTCCAAATATGGAGAGTATGTGATAAGTCCATTAAAGCAATCGAAGAATACTTAGAGTATTGTAAAGATGAGGTCATCATTAACAATGATCCAAGTACATTGGGTGAAGAATTGCCTGGATTTTTGGAACATCGTAATGATCAAAGTATCCTAACTAATCTTGCAATTAAAAATGGTTACACTGTAGGTGGAACAGAGTATAGAAATTTTGTAGAATGCAATTATGAATATTGGTATGAAAGGGATAATGCAGGATATGGTCGTGAGATTGATTTATTTTTGAACGAAATCAAGGAGGAGTGGAAATGCACAGTATTATAGTTACAATACACAATAGTGCTAGACAAATTCCAACAGGAGAGATTCTTTTGGAGAAAGTTTTAGATGGTATCGTTAATAATACCACTGGTGACTATGAACTTCTTTGTATGCTTGATGGATGCACTGATGATTCTGACAAAATTGTAGACAAATACACTGATAGAGCTAATGTAAGATCAATAGTTCTTCCAGATATATTTGAAGTTAGAACAAACAATGCTGCATTCAAAGAATCAAAAGGAGAGTTTGTAATTGTAGTGCAGGATGACCAGGTTGTTGCTGAAAAGGGTTGGAATGAAAGGATGCAGAAACCCTTTGATAATTTTTATGATGTGTTTGCTGTGACTGCAATGTGCTCTCACAATTGGGAAGTTAATCCTCACTCAATTCATCTTCATAATCCCAACATACCAGTAACAGGGTGGTGTGATATTTTAAATCATGTAGATCATGCCTCAGTAAATCATGGTTTGTCTAGGGATGTCTTTGCTGTAAGGTCTTCTGCTAACAGGGGACCTTTGATGATGAACTTAGATGATTTGAAAAAATTAAATTACCTTGATGATTCATTTGCCCCATGTGATATGGATGATCATGACCTTATGTACAGGGCATTTCTTGAACTTGGTAAAGTTTGTGGTGCTTATACTATTAATATGGAACCAATGTCCTGGTCTAGTGGAGCAAGAGTTGGTGGTGATCTGCCCCTCTGGGCATACGAATCACAGCATAAAAATACCAGAACTTTTTATGAGAGATATCATAATGTGTTAGCATCTCATAGAATCATTGATAATAGAGTGTTAAAGTGACCTATAAATATTAGTAAATTAATTTTAACATGAGCTTACCTGATTCTTATTATTTAAAGTTTGCTAAAAATATCTATACTCAGTGTGGTGAGGATGGAATTAAATATGAACTCGCCAAAGGATGAAATTAAGTTTGTTCCCAAAGGTTGGGGATATGAAAAATGGATTACCAACGGACCTTTATATTGCGGAAAAATTCTCTGGTTTTGTAAAGGAAAAAAATGTTCTTGGCATTATCATAAAAAGAAAGATGAAGTATTTTATGTTCACAGTGGCAAGTTAGAAGTTTATTGGAGTTGGCATGATGATTTTCATGAGGCATACATTAAAATATTGAGTCCTGGAGAAAAATTTTATGTTCCTGTGGGCATGAGACACAGGATGATTGCATTAGAAGATACTGAAATGTTTGAATTTTCAACCGAACATTTTGATGAGGATAGTATTCGTATTGAAAAAGGAGATTAATGGACAAAAATAAATCAGCATATAAACTTAAAGGACTTCCTCCAATTTATTATATCAATCTTGATGGTGAACCAGAAAGAAAAATTTATATGGAGGCACAACTAAAATACTGGGAGATAGAAAACTACACTCGTATTAGTGCCTATGATGGTCGTGAGGACGACCTAAGTGATATTATTAAAGGGAAGTATCCGGACATGGTTTCGTCCGGTGAGATTGGATGTGTGACCTCTCATCTTAAGGCAATTAAACACTGGTACGATACTAGTGATACTTCTTATGCAATTATTATGGAAGATGACTGTAGTTTAGATACTGCAAAGTGTTGGAACTTTACATGGAAAGATTTTATTGCAAAAGTTCCTTATGCCTGGGATGTAATTCAACTCGCAATTATTTCTACTGGTGATGTGCATGTACCTATTCATAATAGATTTGTAAATGATTTTTCGACAGCTTGTTATATCATTACAAGACACCATGCGAAGAAATTAATTGACTTCCATATTCGAGGTGACAAATATAAACTTGATTGTGGAGTTAAACCACGTCCTGTTGCCGATGATTTAATTTACAACTCTGGACTAACATTTGCCACACCACTTTTGTTGTATCGTATCCAACTAGGGTCATCTATTCATCCAGAACATGTTGATATTTTTCATAAAAATAGTCATGACGGAATTTTAAATTTTTGGCAGCAGCACGGATCTGATATTACTGTTGATGACATTACCAATTTTGATCCTTACTTTAACAAAATCAGTAATCCGTCAGGAAATTCCGGTCAAGGGGCTTGACAAAATCTTTACATTACTATATACTTATGTAAAGTTATACAACACAAAGTAAATGACCGTAACGACTAATGACCGTGGACAGCAAAATCTCTTTGCTAAAGAACCACGCATGTACATCTCACAGACAGACGCTGAGCGTTATGGTTACGAGAGCTATGCAGAAAAGGCAGAGAAACTGAATGGTCGCACTGCGATGATCGGATTCTTCTTTGCCGTATTTTCTTATGCTCTAACTGGTAATCTTTTCTTCGGTCTTTACTGATATCGTAGAAGTTTTTACTATTACTAGTATTGTATTTCTTGTCTAATGGCATACTTGAAATTTCCGAATTACCATAGTAATATATACGGAGAGAGTAAATTTATTTTATATGCCAAATCCCAATGGTCTTTACGAAGACATGGAGAAACTAAATGCCCTTTACGAAGAACTTTGTTGGGGGCATGACGACGAACTAATCTTTACCCATGATGGTGAAGAAATCATTATCTACAACAAAACACAACAGGAGAAAAACAATGAACGAAACAGCAGAACGCATTAATGGTTGGGCAGCAATGATCGGTGTCGTTGCAGCAATGGGATCTTATGCCGCAACAGGACAACTTATTCCTGGTATTTGGTGATGGGATTTGTAGTGGCAGCAGTGCTGCTGCTAATTCCACTTGCCGCAGCAGTAAAAAACTCATGACCTACGACTGGACTATACTTCAGACATTAATCTTTATCATCACACCTTTTTTTCTAATGCTTGCTATAAGTAGTGGAGATGAAGATGATGATGGTTCAGATGGTGGAATGCTGACACCAGCATATGCACCATCTCCAAGTTGATGTTAGACTCTCTACATAAGGTAGAGGGTCTATTTTTATGCCTAAAAATCAGGTTAGTGTTGAAGAACTGAGAGTTCGTATAATGAGATTAAAACATGATTTAGGTTGGGAACCAAAAAATCAAAAAGAATTAACACAGAGATACCTGAGATATGTTCTTGATATTTTAGATGAATATAGATATTAGAACATAATAAATACTATTATAAGAAAGGTATAGAGAATTATACGATGTCTAGAGCAAGAAGTGTAGCTGATCTAGGTAATCAATCATTTAATTTCAGTGTTTCGGATGGTGCATTAAAAGTTGGTGCTGGCGTCACTATTGAAAGTACTGGTCAATCACAATTTGCCGGAATTATTACTGCAACCAAATTTATTGGAGATGGGTCTGGACTTATTGATGTAACAGGAACTGGTTCTGGAGTCGTAGTTAAGAATAGTGGTTCTCCTGTAGGAACGGCTGCAACAATAGATTTTGGTGCAAATTTGTCAGTTAGTGCCGCATCTGCTGGCATTGTTACTATTACTGGTGAGGCAGGTGGTGGGGATACTGTATCCATAAATGCTACTGCAGATGATATTCTTTCAGCATCATCTGGATCTATTTCTGCCGATGATGCAGGTGCAGATAAGTTAGTATTCTGGGATGATTCTGCAGGTAAGTTAACTTACCTTACTGTAGGATCAAATTTAACGGTTAGTGATACAACAATAACGGCCTCTGGTAGTGGGGGTAGTGGAGCTCAAGGTGCTCAAGGTGTTCAAGGTGCTGCCGGTGCAGCCGGTGCTCAAGGTGCTGCCGGCGCTCAAGGTGCTACCGGAGCTGCTGGTGCTCAAGGTGCAGCCGGAGCTGTCGGTGCTCAAGGTGCAGCCGGAGCTGCCGGTGCTCAAGGTGCTGCCGGTGCTCAAGGTGCTGCCGGTGCTCAAGGTGCTGCTGGTGCCGTTGGTGCTCAAGGTGCTGCTGGAGATATTGTCACGACAAGATCAACTAGTCGTTTTGTTGCAACAGCAGCACAATCAGCATTCTCTACATCATATACTGTTGGTTATGTTGATGTATTTTTAAATGGTAGTAAACTTGATGGAACTGAGTATGCTGCAACGAATGGAAGTTCTGTTAGTTTAACAACTGCTGCAGCTGCCGATGATATTGTTGAAATCATTGCTTATGAAACTGTTGGTATAACTTCTATATCATCTGCAACACAAGGATTAAATGTTACTGGTATTATAACTGCTACTGGTGGTATTGATGCCATAGGAATCCAATCGGGTGGTGTAAATATTTCTACAGGAATTGTTACTGCTCTTAATTTTATTGGTACTGGTAATACTTTTGCTGTTAATGGAAACGTAGTTGATATTAGTATTGCTGGTGGTGGTGGAGATACTGTATCTATAGAATCTAGTGCAACTGATATTCTTTCAGTATCATCCGGAGATATTTCTGCCGATGATGCAGGTGCAGATAAGTTGGTATTCTGGGATGATTCTGCATCAAAGTTAACTTACCTTACTGTAGGATCAAATTTAACGGTTACGGATACAACAATAGCAGCTTCCGGTGGTAGTAGTGGTATATCTAGTGTTTTTGAAGATACGACACCACGACTTAGTGGAGATTTGGATGCTAATTCTAAAAACATAACAGGAATCAGTAGTATAGATTCTGGTAGTGGAGAACTATTTGTTAAATCTGATATAATTACATTTAAAAAATACGATGACACTGAGAGTATTGCTGTATTTAATTCTGATGGTCCTGTCAACCTATTCTTTAACGGCAGTAAGAAATTTGAAACCACAAGTACTGGTGCTGAAATAACTGGTGATTTAACTGCAACATCATTCAGTGGTTCTGGTGCTTCTCTAACTGGTGTTGTAACTTCTATTGTTGCCGGATCTAATATTACATTAACTGGTGGACCAACTGGAGCTATTACTATTGCAGCCTCAGGAGGAGGTGGTATTGATGCCATAGGAATTCAATCTGCCGGAACACTTGTCGGAACTGCAACAACTATAAACTTTGTTTCTGGAGCAACCATTACAAACAATGTTGCATCAGTTTCTGTTGGATCTACTATTAGATTTGTTGGTGCCAGAATATATTTCAATGATATGACTCCTGCAGGATCGGGTTCTTATTATAATGTAGATCAAAATGATTATGATGGTATTACTATAGATACAAATTCCTTCTATAATTCCACTAATGGTAGATTTGTTATACCAGCAGGTGTATCAAAAGTTAGATTTACAATAACTCTTAGTAAAGATACAGGTGCTATTAATAATGCTTGGCTTGTAAGGAAAAATGGAACCCAAATCTATACTAGCGAGGGTGGTATATTTCATGAATTTGAGAGTTCTGGATATACTAATGTTGGAAGTGGTGCTATCACTGGTATATTATCATGTGAAGAAAATGATTATTTTCAACTTTCATATAATGTTGCTGCTACTACAGCAGATTGGTCTGGTTCTTTCCAAATAGAGGTTGTCGAGGGAGATATTCTTGGAACTTATTTTTCTGCTAATAATATTGTAGATGATACAACTCCACAACTTGGCGGAAATTTAGATCTTAATGGTAAAAATATAACCGGAACTGGTAATGCCAATATCACAGGTATTATAACTGCAACAACATTTAGTGGTTCTGGCGCATCATTAACATCAATCCCTGCCGGACAATTGACAGGAACACTTCCAGCAATTAGTGGTGTTAATCTGACTGGTGTTGTAACTTCTATTACTGCTGGATCTAATATTACATTAACTGGTGGACCAACTGGAGCTATTACTATTGCAGCATCTGGTGGAGGAGGTGGTGGAGATACTGTATCCATAGAATCTAGTGCAACTGATATTCTTTCAGTATCATCTGGAGCTATTTCTGCTGATGATGCAGGTGCAGATAAGTTGGTGTTCTGGGATGATTCTGCAGGTAAATTAACTTACCTTACTGTAGGATCAAATTTAACAGTTACGAATACAACAATAACGGCCTCTGGAGGAGGTGGAGGTGGAGGTGGATCGAATGGATTTGCCGTAATTGCTGGAATGATATTCTAAATATAACTAAGGAGATAAAAACATGAGCGCACCAAATTTAGCAAGTCCAACAACAATTAATGGCAAAACTGCAAGGGTAGGAATAACAACCACAGCAATTGTTGGTGTTATTACTAATGCTAGTTCTAGTGGTAAAGTATTAAAAATAAATTCAATATTTGCAGCAAATGTTGATCCAACAACTGCTGTAGATGTAAGTGTATCTGTATATGATGGAACTAATGACTATTATATTGCATCAACAATTTCTGTTCCTATAAAGGCAACCCAAATAATTTCTCAAAAAGATTCATACTTTTACTTAGAGGAAGGAGATCAATTAAGAATCACTGCAGGTGCTGCTGGTGATCTTAATATTATTGTTGGTTATGAGGATATTTCATAATGTCTAAATCGAGAGGACTTATATCTGGATCGACAACGGTTCGATCAAGAACTTCGGGAATGTATGATAATGATGATAATGTAAGACTTTCTAATATTTCAACTAACGGTCTAGATAGTTTGGGTTTTGGACGGTCAATTTTAGCAGAGAATATTGCTAGTAGTGCATATGATTTTGAATGGTCTCCAGACGGATTGCATTTATATATTGCAGAAAGTGGGGACTATATAAAACATTATACTGTTACTAAACCATTTACTACAACTGGTAAAACTCAAGTAGAATCTTTCAATATTTCAACTTATGATAGTTCCAACTATGGTTTTACAATGAGTCCTGATGGAAAATATTTTTATGGTTCTGGACCAAATAGAGACGGTATATTCATGTTTACATCGAATGTTCCATATTATCTTACAAATGGAGGTGCGCTTATAACTCCTAGTAGAACCACTTTTGCCTATGGATACAATCAAATAAATCATTACTTAGATAATATTTTTGGTATTGGTTCTGCAGATGGTGGAATAAGAGGGATTGAATTTAATGGTGATGGCACGAAAATGTATTTGATTGGATTTAGTGATGATAATATTCAACAATTTTCATTATCGACACCATATGAAATTGGAGATGCATATGATGCTTCGGCATATGATGGTGCTTACAATATTGGTGGAGATGGTATTACTTCTCCACAAGGTATGAGGTGGAATGATGATGGATCTAAGTTTTTTGTCGTAGATTCTTCTTTAGATTCGGTAATTGAGTATAGTGTATCAAATGCATATGATGTAACAACTGGAACAATAACTGAGGGAACAAATTTTTCTGTCAATTCATATGAAAACAATCCATATGATGTTGCATTTAATGCTGATGGAACAAAGATGTTTGTTATTGGAACTAGTAGTGATAAAATTCATGAATGGACTTTAAGCACTGGATTTGATTTATCATCAACAGTAACCTATGTTTCAGGAACATCATTAGGATTAACAAATCCTGCAGCATTTGATTTTAGTCCTGATGGAACATTCATGGCAGTTGTTGATTGGTATAGTGATATCTTAAAGGGATATACTTTGAGTACTGGATTTGATTCATCAACAATTTCTGCAACACAGACACATGATTTGACTACTATAGAAGGTAGTTCTTATGGTGCTACAACTATAAAAAATCATTTCACTACTCCATATGGATGTAGATTTAATGGTGATGGAACTAAAATTACAATAATGGATGGTTATAGTTCCTCTTATGATAAAGCAGCATCCATGCCATTATTAATACCATATGATGTAAGAGGTCTTGCTGATGGTTATCTTAATACTATAGCACAAGGAATGGATAATCCCTGGACAATAAGGTTTAGTCGTGATGGAAAAAAACTTTATATTTTAGATGGAAGTGATAGTAAAATATATCAATGGGCTTTACATACACCATATGCTCTGGGAAGAGGATCAAGTATTGTTACTTTTGAGGGTAAGTCATCATCTATTAATGGAGGTGATCCTAGTCCTAGAGGTTTTGATTGGACACACGATGGAAAAGGTATGTTTTTTATGGGTGCTAGTAATGATACAATTTATTTTTATACAGTCTCAACACCATTTGATGTCACTAGTACATTAACATATAAAAGTAGTTATGATATATCATATTTTGAAGCATATCCATACGTAATTCGTGTAGTTAACTGTCATAGTAGAGATGATGGTGGTGGATATAAACTTCAGCTTCTTGGAGTAGATAAAGATGATATATTTGAATATGATATAAATTTCTAAATACTTAAAAACCTCATGGGAAAGACTAGAGAATCTGGGGAATTACTTTCTAACAATTTACTTTCTGCGGATCATTCATCGCAAACAGTTAATGTTGGGTCTGCAATTACATTTTATGGTGGCACTACAGGAATAATAAGTGCCACATCCTTTAGTGGTTCTGGTGCTTCCCTTACTGGTATTACAACGTCTCAAATTGTAGACTACTCTAGTTCTTCTGGTGCAACCGGCGCTCAAGGTGCCGCTGGTGCTCAAGGTTCTCAAGGTGTTCAAGGTGCTGCCGGTGCAGCCGGCGCTCAAGGTGCTGCCGGAGCTGCTGGTGCTCAAGGTGCTGCCGGTGCTCAAGGTGCAACTGGATTGCAAGTAACAGCAAAAACATACACATTTACTGCTAGTAGTGGTGTATATTATGTTGATAGTGTTCAACAAGATACTATTCATTTAATAAGAGGTCAAAAGTATATTTTTGATGGTTCTGCCGCAACAAGTCATCCTATAAGATTATCTACTGATTCTAATAATTCTACTTCTTATACCTCTGGTTATACAATTGGATCTAATAACACTCATACTTTTATAGTTCCTTATGATGCACCAGATACACTTTATTATTATTGCAACATTCACTCAAACATGGGTGGTTCGATCTCCATTAAAGATTTAACATCTTCTGATTTGCAAGGTGCTCAAGGTGCCGCAGGAGCTGTTGGTGCTCAAGGTTCTCAAGGTGTTCAAGGTGCCGCAGGAGCAGCCGGCGCTCAAGGTGCTACCGGAGCTGCTGGTGCTCAAGGTGCTGCAGGAGCAGCCGGCGCTCAAGGTGCTACCGGAGC